ACAGGTAATTTGGGAAAAGATTGTCGTGTTGGTCAGGCAGGAAATACGTCTGTAGCTAATTTCTCAGTTGCCATGACTTCTGGGTGGGGCGATAAGAAGCAAGCAATATGGGTTGAATGCGCTTTGTGGGGAAAACAAGCTGAATCGGGCTTGGTGGATTATCTTAAAAAAGGCCAGCAAGTAGCTGTCTCAGGCGAGATGGGCACTCGTGAACATGATGGTAAAACGTACATCACTATGCGCGTGAACTCAATCGATCTGATAGGCGGCAAGTCTGACACCCAAGGCCAGCAACAGCAACAAAGCGCGCCACAACAGCAAGCACCACAACCACAATCATATGGACGTGATGCAAACGGTGGGTTTGCAACTCCTGCTCAGAATGTGGCGAATAACAAACCAGCAGCGCCAGACTTTGATTCAGATATTCCATTCTGATATGTAAAACCTATCACACAACACAAACACCATAGAAATATACAATTAGCCCTCGTTAGGTGTGAGGGCTAATATACTCATAACGAAATGAGGAGTTTATAGGATGAAAAAATTCACAAAAGGTTGCGCGGTTGATGTGCGCGGTATGTCTAAGGTTATGTTTGATGCAATATGCAAAACAATTGGCACTAACTTTAGAAAGCGTGACCAAGAACAGATGAAATATCTTTCATTGACAGAGAGAGATGATTTTAAATTAAGTAGAGTTATAGATCATAGCTATGAGCTGCTAACCCCAACCGACATACTAGGCGAAGTGCTAGTAAAAGCGATTGAGGATGGTTATAAGCCTTGGTTTGAGGGTGATCTAGTGAGTTGCGCTAGGGCTGATATTGTTTTAGCTAATGGCGTTAGATCGAGTGACAACGATATTATATACGCCATCAACACAAGTAGCATCATAGCCTACAAACCAATCGAACAGCCATCAATTGAATCTAAAACCCTTAGCGAAAAAGTGGGCAACCACAACCACTACTTCAAAGATGTATCACACATTGAAACCGTGGACGTTTACCGTGTAATTGACTTGTTCCAAGTCGTTAACCCGTGTCACCAGCACGCAATTAAAAAGATTCTGTGTTGTGGTCAGCGTGGCGCAAAAGATGCAGCTAAGGATACTCAAGAGGCTATTGATAGCTTGAAACGTGCGCTTGAAATGATGAGGGAAGATGATGTCAGGGGTTAAAAGGTTTACACAATCTGACTACGACAAATGGCAAGAGATGCGCAACGCTGGCATCTCTATAATACAAATAGCAGAAGAATTCGAGTGTCATTACGATACTGTTGTTATTAAAACCAAAACACCAGAAAACATAATAACATTAGGTCGTCTTTATAAGCTTTTAAAGGACGGTGACCACGTAGGAAATAAAACAATCGTATACGCGGGCAAGGTGTGCGGCAAATTCGAACAAGAGGATGAAAACAATGGTTAAGCTATACGTAGAGAAATTACATGATGATGCTGTTTTGCCTGAGAAGGGTAGTACTCACGCGGCTGCTTATGATGTTAGGGCATATCTTAATAAGAGGATGGTAACCTTCGCATACACCAAAGCAAGTCAGGAGTATTTTGCTAGACGTACGAGAGTAGGAAAAGGCGAACGTGCCCTTATCCCAACTGGCCTTAAAGTATCTGCAACACTAGGTTTCCAAGTTGACGTTCGCAGCCGCTCTGGTATGCCGTTTAAAACGGGGTTGATTGTGGGTAATGGTGTGGGGCTAGTTGATCCTGATTACCGTGGTGAGCTGTTCATACTACTGATAAACACCAGTGACGAAACGGTTACCATTGACCATGGCGACAAAATCGCACAAATTCAGGTTTTGCCAACGTTAGAGCTAGATATTGTCGAAGGTGAATTGCCTCCTGTTGAATCTACGCGCGATGGTGGATTTGGGAGTACTGGAAAATAGTGTACCGCATGATATAATCAACCAATCAACTTAACCCGACAAGGCAAGGTGATATACGTTAAATAACAGGGTTCGTAACCTGTTGACGCTGTGAAGCGTGGGAGTTGGATCTATGGTAATACTGGAAGGTGTCAAGCGTACCGATAACAGGCTCAGAAGCTAGCACAATAGTGTTAGATGCAGACAAGCATGTAAACCGATTGACTGGCGTAAGCAGTTGTTAACAACACCAGCAACTCGCGGAAACATTGCCGTTGCTGGTTTTTTTAATGTATTGATAAGTGCTATCTAAGCTATGAATAAGCAGTTTAACCAAATAAAACGAAGAATGTAGGTAGTTTCCCGAAATGAAATTTGGAATGGGAGATTTAGCGAAGTGGCTAAGGCGAACCGCAATACACCTGAGTGAGCCGTGTGAATCGGACAGATAGCACTTTTCAATGCAATCAATCATAAGGATGAAACCATGCAACCAACAACACTAGACCGCCAATTTGTGGGTGGTGGCGTTAAGCGTCGAAAGAAGACAAGAGCGGAATTGATTAGGGATGAGCTAAACAAGAAAAAGCGTAAAAGAAAATGATAACACCCTATGCCGCATTAGCGGCTTTTTTAGCGCTATGCTTTAGCAAAGAGTGTAGGAGTTGCGCATCACCATTAACGCTTGGTACTGCTTTCTCTTTGCTGTTCTATATGAACCATCATTTTATGTTTGCTGTGTTCGTAACCATAGATTCGTTTATAGCTTTACTTTTATTTAAGTACACAACAACACAGTCAAGAGCGATTATGTGCCTTTGCTTATGCTCAATGATTACTAATATTTATGGTTTTAACTTGTATTATCATTACATGGTTATGGACAACTACAACTTTATCATGCAATGCATTATAATCATGCAAGTTCTTTGTATTTGGATGATGCGGAATGATAGACTGGATTTTGTACATATTATATTTCGCGCTAGTCGTTCTAATAGTAATTAATAAAATTGGTGAGGCTAATGAGCGAGATAAAGCAAGCAGCAAGTCAGACGGTAGCAGAGATAGCAAGTAATCCAAAAACGGGATTGGTGGTTGGTGGGGCCTCTGGTTTTTTATCTAGTATCGATCCTAGTATGGTATTAACAATACTGTCCATTGTGCTTGTGTTATTTTCATTAGCTAACCAACTTACTATAACTGTAAAAAACATCAAGAAATGGAGGGACAGAAGAAAAGCGGCCAAAGATGACCGCTCAAATGACTAAAGCCTATCAATAGCAGTCTTAGCAGATTTAGCCAGTCCCATTGCCCCGTCATATACTTTTTGAGGGTTCTTATCAAAACCACCCTCTACAACCTTATAGATATTGTCATCTATCTTGTTAGTCGAAGAATCAACTATAATTTTAGCCAAACCCATAGCTAACTCTTTAGTTAACATGCTTTTAACCATCATCAATACAAATGCACTCATCCTACACCATCCTATTTTTTTAATTGTTCATTAATCCAAGACCCCAATAAGGCGGCCTCTTTATTTCGCCTAGTGTTGTAAGCATCACCAAAATCACAGAGATTCTTGTAAGCTTCGAACCAATCACCATTGGTCACTTGCCGCCAGAAATTCGGACACTTAGCTGCTAGTGATCCGTATTGAAACGCTACACTAGCAACAACAGTTTGGCATTCATCGCTTAATGAGTCAAACGGCACTTTACCACACCAATCATCAAGGAGGCGTTCACGAGCCTGTTTATGTGCGTATTCATTAATCTGTAAAGCTTCATCATTTGTTATTATCAATGGATTACGCTCTAGCTCTAACACCGCTTTTATGCCAGTTAACTCACAATAGAATTCTAGTTTATCAACTAGATCATCATTAAAAGCGTCTTCAAGCTCGTTAACTGAGCGCTGGCCAATATCAAACCCGCTTGCAATAGTGACGCCAGACTTAGCAGACTTAGGAGGTACATAACCCACTAGCTCATAACCTTCTAAATCTTGAATAAAGTTAAAATCAATCAATTTCCTATAGCCCTCCAATAAAGAGAATCATCACTCGACCTTGTGGAGACATCAACACCTGTAAGTGTCGGCGCTGATGATAGTATTGGAGACGAACCAGACCCACCTGTTGCTCCCAAGTCGAGGCCAGTCACAACAACATTCCAACATGAGTTTATAAAAGGCGTATTAAACACTATTGATGTCGTAGAAGCGGATATTGACAAAACACCCCACTGCTCTATTCTTCCATCAGAATATTCAACATATCCGTTCGCGGCAAGGCTAGACGACTCTATTTTTATACCGTTGTTATCTATTGTTTCGTCTGAAACCGTGGTTGCTATAGATTTCGATTGAGTCTTAACGGTGTTTAGACTTGCCGCCTCATCGTCATTAATCGGCTCCCTAACTTTAAGAGACTTAACCATAGCCGCCTGATTTGTTTCACTGTCAACTTGCATAAAACCCAAATCAACATTATTCGATCTACCTACCCCTATTGACGTCTTGGGCAGTGTGTATTTAATAGCTTTTCCATTTTGTCCAACTATCCACGCGCACCTAAATGAATCAATGGAAATTCCTCTTGGTGAGCTAAAATCACTAGAAACGCTAAATGATTCGTTTATTAAGCCGACGCTTGTATATTGATGAACTGAAAGGCTAGATATTCCAGTTACATAAATCATTCCGAATGAATCAACTGATATCCCTTGAGGTGCCGTGTCTTCACCAGATACGCTAAAGCTAAAACCTGTTGGAACCCCTTCTGCCGTGTATTCATAAACTGAGTCAGTTTGTGATCCTACAATTAAAAAGCTGCCATTTGATTTAACAGCGACATCTTGAGGGCTAGTGTCTTCGTTAGATACGCTAAAGCTAAAGTTTGTGTAATTTCCAGTTTTGTCATATTCATAAACAGCGTTGTTATCGTTTCCAGTAACATAAATCATTCCAGAATCCGATTCTGAAACGCCTGTTGGAGAGCTGTCTTCGTTAGATACGCTAAAATTAAAACCTGTGTAATTTCCAGTATTGTCATATTCATAAACAGATTTATTAGTTGATCCAATAACTAAAAAATTTCCATTTGACCTAACTGCAATCCCTAGCGGTGTCTGATCTTGTAAAATTGTAAATATATCGTCAGTTTCTCCACCAAAACCAACAGCATTATGGTTTAGGGATATACCACTATTACCATCAATCGATAAGGCAGACATACTAGACTCATCAAAAGAGCCAACAGGTTTTTTAACTTCTAAGTCAGATCGTAAAGGCCCGTTTGCATATGACCAATCGCTATTAGCTTCGGCAGGTTCACTAGTAGATAAATCAGCTACATTGACATTTAAACGCCAAATATAATCTAGATGAGAATATGATTGGCCGACTGTCCCCGCGCTTGTCTTGCCAGCCCACAAACCCTGATAATTTGCAGAGGTTTCTGCTGCTTCTGCTGCTGTTTGTGCAAGCGCTGTGTTTACTTCTATTTCATCGCCAGCCGTATTTATTTGATCTATTGACGCGTTCATTGTTGTTGTTACTGAATCCATTTCAGAAACCCAAGTATCTGCATCGCTTGCAAATGTTGCTTCACCCGTTTCCCGATTTGGTATAACAGAAAAGCCGCTAACTGGATCTATTTTAGTTGCCATAATTTAAATTCCTTGAACTTCTATTGTGCATTCTGAAATGCTGTAGTTACTGATTTGTATTTCAAAGTCTTGATAATATCCAAAGTTTATAGTCTCCTCTCTGTCTGGATCACCTATCCACACCACAGGTGTTGCTCGATAACCAGCTAATAAGCGCCTAACTTGTGCCACCTGCGGAGTCAACACAGTTACATCATAATCAACAGTGTTGTTGAACTGTCTTTCAACTAGATTTACAACACCAAAATCATTAGTCTCTTTGATTGAATAATCCGTTATTCCTACGCTTGTTCCGAAATTTGCTTGACCTATATTTCTTATGAGTCCTGCTGCTAACATACCCACTTTCGCATCACCGCTATCAAGAGTAAAAGTGATAGTTATTTCTGAGCTTGAATAAAGCGGTATATCAGTAAATACAACATCCCTAACGCTGTTTTCATCGGGAAATGGAGAAAAAAAGTAATTCCACCAGTTGTCGACACCCTCAGATGCTCGCCCAGTTGTTTTTGTTTCGTTGTATGTTTCTGTTCCACCGTTATCTTGAACAACGCTTATAGAGCTTGCGTTGACACCAAAAAAACCAATTGCGTTAACGTTGAAACCGCTTATAACAACAACAAAATTAGTGCCGTCGAAACTCGTTTGACTTGTGCTAACACCGTCAAACATGGCGTACTTATTCGCGCTTCCTATGCGAACCCAAAATGTACTTGCCGCGTCACTAGGGTTTTCTCCTGTGTTATCCTGCAAACATTGATACAAGTCAAAGTCTAAAACAACTTTATCGCCAACTACATAAGCAGTTAAGATATTCCAATCTGCATTATTATTGGTGACTGTTGTTGATATGAGGTAATCAAGCGTATTGCCCGTTACCCCATCTCCCCTGCTTATATTTGTTCTAGGTTTTAATAAGTTCATACAGGGCGCTCCTCTGGTAAGCCTTGCGTATCCCATCTGTTGAGCACTTTGTAAGATTTGTTAGTATTTTTAGCTACTGCAAACATGCCGCTTTCCATCGTCTGCTTAAGCTCTGCAACTTGTCTAGTTAAGTCTGTGTTATCAAGCATAGATTTACTCTGTGAGTTACTGAATATTCTACTTGGCCCCGTTGCCTCAATCTCTGGGCCGTTCTCACCAACAAGCCTAAACCCGCCTGTGTGTGTTCCACCTGCTGCAAAAGCTGGTACTGTGCCGCTCAAGTCAGACGCTACTTGTGATCTTGCTATTATAACATCTGTGCCAGTGCTTGCACTTCTTTCTACTGCGTCAAGATAAGCTTGTGCATCTGTAGTTAATGCCGCTAGTGCGTCAGCGTCTCCAGTCTGCGCTAGTGCTAATGTTTCTTGATACTGTGCCGTTGCTGCTGCAAGTGTTTCTGTGCCATCAGCGGCTAGCCCCATCAGATCCTTAACAAAGTCTGTTATGCTTTCAAATGTCCCTGAGCTGTCTATGTCGTCTACAACGTTGTTAAGATCTGCTAAAGCATCAGCCGCAAGCAACCATTGTGAATAGCCCTCTGGTGTAAACGCATCGGAATTAACAAACGCTTCAAACGCTGTTTGAAACTCATCTAAGCTAGTAGTTTCGTCTATTCCAAGTTCTGCGAATTCTTCTAGCTCTTTCTTAGCTGATTCAATAGCGCGTTCTGTTTGCTCTGTTAGAGTAAAGTAGTTTTCTTCATATGATGCTGTAAGTTGGTTTAGTTTGCCCACCGCATCATCTGAGCTGATACCCTCAATCGTTGCTATTGACTCAAGTACAGCATTTGAGAAATCTACTGTTGCTGTTTGAAGACCAGACCCCAAGCGGCTTGTTAATTCTGATATCAAAGCTTGCTGATCTTCAATCTGACTTGTTAGCTCTGTATATTCAGACCTTAAATCTGCTCTTTGTGTTTTTGATAGACTGTCTTTACCAGTCAATTGAAGTCTTCTATTCTCCTCAAGCTGCTGCTCTAATGTAGTTAATTGTTCGTTAGCTGTATCAATCTGAGATTTAGTTGTAGCTTCAATTATATTCGCTTGCGTTTCTATATATGCGTCCGCTGCTGATTGAAAGCTCCCAGATCCAGTGCTTAAGCTAAACGAATCTATTACACTAACCATCTCTTCATTGATGCGCTCGAATGTTTCAACGAATGTTTCACCCGCTCTTGCGTAGTCTTCTATTGCTGCAAAGTTAGCGCTTATATAGTTAGCCGTAATATCTTCTATTGCATCTGTAAATTCACCTTCCCCCACTTTAACAGTCGTTGAAAAATCATCTACAGACGTGACAACAGTTGACCCCATTGCTAGCAATGCGTTATCAATAGCAGATAGAGAAATAGATAAACTATTATTCAACGCGCTTATAGCACCTGATCCAAGCTCTTGACGACTGCTAGACGATCCAAACAAACCACTAAAGTTCTGTTGATTGAATCCGCTGGCTTGACCGCCTGAGAAGCTAACAGTGGTACTTGAACCAGTTTGTTGTCTGCCACCTAATGCGCTTGATATTAATCCAGTTGCTAGTCCGCCTGCTATAGCTCCACCCACACCACCAAGACTTGCTGCAACTGCTGAACCAACTGCACTGGCAGCGGCAGAGCCTAAAGCATCTCCGAAACTTGAGAAGTCGCCAGATGCTAAACTTGAGGCTATCGTTTGCGCGGCCTCTTCACCGATTGGTTCCCATATGTTTGGCCCCGTTTTAGAGGATTCTTGCATTGCTTTTGCAAATTGCGCATATTGGTCTGTATAGTCAAAAGCGAGCGGTGCGTTTAAAGTTGTTATAGTTGTAGTAACTTGCTGGTTATCTGATATAGCTTTTTGTAAGCTTTTTATTCTGTTTGTTAACGACTCTATGCTTGCAGCGTATGTGTCAGAAACTTTCCGTCCAGACTCTTCAATTGCGGTCAGACCATTGTTATATTTTAATAACTCATCTTCTGATAGTAGCCCACTGTTTACTATCGCATCATTTACTTTATCTCTCTCACTAGCTTGTAGTTTTTGAACCTCTAGCAATTCTTTTTCTAGTTTTACTTGCTCTTCTATTAGTTGATTAACAAGTATTTCTTTTTGTGTTCTGTCTAACTTAACCGTTTCATCTGTTAACTTTTTAATTGCTGCTGTAGCTGTATCAGTGTCATTTGTTAGTGTGAACATAACACCGCCAAGCGCCCCTGCTGCTGTCACTAAAAGACCGATAGGATTTGCTCTAACTGCCGTATTAAATAACCTTTGAGCCGTTGTTGCCGCTCCCACTGAAAGAGTATAAGCTGTATATGCTGCTGTAGCAGATGCCACAACAGTTGTAGTATCGCTAAGCAAGCTTATTTCATTATCAAGTTCGCCACTTGCAAACGCTTTTGTTAGTTCATCTGCCGCTGTTGCAGCATCATTTATTCCATTTGCTAGGGCGCTAGTTATTCCAAGCTTGCTGTCTATTTGTCCGAGCGCTGCCGTAACACTGTTACCCATAGTTGTTGTGGCGCGCCCAAGGCGAATTGGCATTTCTTCGAAGTCTTCACTAATCTGATCGGTTTGGCTTAGTAATGCGCTGAATACGTCATCTGCTAGCACTTCGCCTTCAAGTACCATTGCGCGCAAACCACCGATTGAAGTATCTAACCCTTCCGCAATGGCTTGCGCAATTTTTGGCGTGTTTTCAACGATAGAATTAAATTCTTCAGCACGTAGAATGCCACCAGCCAATGCTTGCGATAGCTGTAATGTTGCGTTTCCAACTGCCTCTTGACTTGTACCGCCACTAGCCGCAAGCATGTCAACCGCTTCAACTAGCTGTAAAACCTCTGTATTTGATTTACCTAACTCTTGAGCGCCAATTCTGATACGGTCAAATAGTTCAACGTTATTCTGTAATCCTGTACCTGTTTCTTGTGATATTCTGAACAGCTCAGCTTGTACGCTTGCAAAGTCGCCAGTTTCTTTTGTTGCCAATGCCACCCTGTCAGCTAATAGTTGATAACTGTCAGCTTGTTTGATAGCTGCCAAGGCTGTAGCAGTAGTTAATACTCCTCCCAATGCGGTGCTATAACTATTAGTAGAACTGGTTAAATCTTTAGTGCTTTTGTTTAGTGCTTTTGTATCTTTGTTTAGTTTTCTAGTTGCGTTATCCGTTTTGTTTAATTGATTTTCTGCATCATCAAAACTGTCTTGAACCTTATCGCCCGACTTCGCAAGCTTATCAAGTTCTTGAATGCCTGCTTTTACTTGTTTCGTGTTAACAGCTAAACCAATGCTTGCTATATCCGCCATCTTTTAACCCTCTAGTTGATAGCTAAAGTTTAACACATTGGAGTGGTTCGATAGAAATTTACAATTAGAAGTTATTTTTGGTGATAGGTATAGTTAATACATCGAAACGAAACGTGGTTAGGAGTAAGTGATATGAGCTACACAGTACACAAGCACAATGCAGACGGTTCTTATTCTGGAGAAAGCTTTGAAGTTGATGGCGAGATTCACACGCTAGAAGGATTTCTAGGTTTAAAAGAGTATCCTATTTTAAGGTATGACATGAGAGGTAATTTTTTGGGGTTAGGTTTTCCTAAGCGATATCTAGTAAAGACAAAAAAAGGCCCTAGACGAAAAAGGTTCCAAGTTGTATTCAAGACAACTGAAAAGATCTAAATAAAGAAATTGATTTAATAGAAACACACTAGGAGCAAGAAAAATGGAAGTTAGAACAATGGAGTTACCTAAAATAGAAATCTTTGTGCAAAATGAGCTTGTACTAAAAGGCGAGCTATATGATTTTGGATGAAAGAGCTTAACCATTCTAATTTAAAATAAACAAACAGAAGGATGAAAGGAAAATGAGCGTAGACTACAGTGCAAACTTTGGAATTGGTTACGAAGTAGTAGAAAAAGAAGAACTTTGCGGAACAGAGGAACTAGAAGAGGGTTTGCTAGAATATTTAATGTTTAATATTGCAGATGGTTTTTCTTACTTTAGTATAGGGAACGATTATACATGCAATGGTCTGTCCTGCTTTTTGGTTGTAAAAACCCCCTTTGAAAATGGATTAAATCTAGAATGGGCAAAAGAAAAACTAGATAAAGAGTTAGAAAGACTAAAACTGGAAAGTATTGGTAATTTTGGCTTAGTTGGTGGTCTGAGGGTTTCGTAACCCCCCCCTAACGAGTGCATTACAAAAAACCCCTCACTTAGAGGGGTTTCCGTGTCTCTCGCGTCTAGCTTTACGCCTTTGAATCTGTATGTCTTTTATCTCTTGCTCGCTGTATTCTTGAACCCTTGGTGATGGTTCGCTAATATCACCGCTAGAATGGTATTGTGAGCAATAAGCCTTACTCATTCCTGACAGTATAAGAACTTCGTTGGGTGTTATATCTGTTTGAGTTAATCTAACCCAAGCATCTATCTCTTTAAAACTCAACGGCACGGGGCCATTGAACCCACTGTCGCAGAAACCTAACTCACTTAACCACACCGTAATGTTTCGACCTTCGTAGACCTTTGGCGGATTAGCTAAAGCGTCTGTAGTTCTTTTTAAGTAATTGTATCGCCTTTCCTTTTGGCCATTACCTATGTCGATACTAGCCTCAAGCCATGCTCTATGTCTAACCCATTCCTCTACGGTTTCTAGTGCTTTGGGCAGTATTCACCTGTTTTTATTGCGATCTTGCACTGAGTGAGAATCCAATCTTGTGAGGATAAAATGCGCTTAGCTTCTTCTAAGCTAAACTTAATTTCTTTGCCGCCTTCCTTTACATTTTCCCAGTTTGTCATTAGTTGAGGGATAAAATCCTCGTCTAACAGCTCTTCTTTGTTGCCGTCTTTGTAGTGCGCTTGCAGTGCTTTACGTGCAACTTTACTAGATGTTGAATGTAACCAAATCTTAACATCTAAGTCTTCACCTGTAAGCGGGTGTTTAAGTGTCATTGGTAAAGCTTCATCTAGTTTAAAATCTAATAAATCCATTGGTTTAACCTCATCATGATTATTTTTCATCCTAAACGGCTAGAAGCGGTGGATGAGTCCGAGTTCAGTCCTAGAAACCTATCTAGCCGTAACTCGACTAAGGGGTCGGAGCGACTTCTAAGATTTCGCTGTTAATGCCGATATCCATAGTTCTGGCTCGGATAGTATCGTTATCGCCACCTGTCCCAGCGAATGACATAACTTTTCCGTAAAAGTACTCAACAGTACCATCTTGCCACACTTCCTTAAATGAGAAATCAGCATCAGAAGCAAGAGCAGTTTTAGCTAAAATTTGACCTGCATCATCAATGTCATCAGCTAGCGTCAAAGTTTCTGTACCTGCGTTAACAGTACCTTTGAGCTTTTGGATTCGTCTTGATGATAAAGGTGAATGGGTAACCTCTGCAAAAGTATCTCCATGACCCGTTGACGTTGTAACCTCACCGATTACGGCCCAGCCTGTCACGGCTTCCCATTCTGTTTGGCCTTCTGGACTGGCTGGTAAGTCCGCGCTAATGGAAAACTCCGATAGCGCCCGTGTTTGTGCGTTTGTTGGCATTTTAATTTACCTCATAATAGTTTGTGTACACGCTTGGATTATAGCACGATAGGCAAAAACTAATAAAGGTTGTTAGTCGATAGGAAAATACAATTAGATTGGTGTGGGGTTGGGGGTTATAGTGGGTTTGTTGAAACTAATTAGATAAGGATGAAATGAAAAATGAAAATTAAAGTAACTGTAAATACTGGTTTTGTTGGTGCAGACCATGTTGATTATTATGAATTACCCCCGAATTGGGAAAATCTTAACGAAGACGAAAGACATACATTAATGGATACATATGCCCAAGAGTATATGCAAGAAACCATAGAATCTTATGGTGAGCTGGTCGAAGATGACGAGGAAGAATAGCCCAATGGAAACGATAATTAATGTTCAGTATACGGCTTTGTTATTTATTAGCCTTATTGTTTGCGCTGCTAAAATGGATTTAATTCCATACGGGAAAACTAGAATCCTAATAGGACTATTTTTATTCGTCTTAGTATCGGTCGCATTATCAACAACACTAATCAGGATTTGGGGGTAGGTATGGACGCATTGCATTACAAGGACTTGGAAAGTAACACTTGGTATTGGTTCACACACCTCGGAAATGGGGATACTTTTCATCCTGCTTTTGTTAGAGATGACGGGAAAGTGTTTATTGATGATAAGCTTTTTGATAAAGAAAAGTTAAAAGGATTAGATTTCTATGAGGCCGTGATGCCAGATGAGGAAGAAAAGCTTCCAAAAAGAGATTTACCAAAAGTCTTAATTTTAGATAGTGAAGAGAAAGAACTGGTTAATACGATAGTGAAGTCTATAGACGTTTCCTTATATGACAACAATATAGTAGATATTGAATTTTTTGATAAACAAAATATAAAAAATGCAAAAACTATAATTTATAGACATTGGAAATTTACTGTGTTGCAAATCATCAAACAAGACGAATATAGCTTAAGGGCTATGTGCGCAAGCTAAAAAACATACCGATAATTGACAGATACGGGGGTCATTAGCCAGTCGTCCCCGTTCATCTGCTTGCCAATCTCAACAGACGTTACCACTAGCCCATCTTGGCTATAAGCACGATATAACGCTTTAACTGACTCAGCCAACTCTAAAGCTTTAAACCTACCTTCCCCCACAACCGTATAAACACTGACTTGATAGATTCCTGACTTATCTTGTGATCCTGTCAAACTAACAGATAGTTCATCCGTGCCAGCGCTCATATCATATTCAGCGAGCCAAGATTCACCTACTGGCGGTTCAAACGTTGGCCCATTCTGCCAAGCAACAGGCGGCAAGTTAGCTAACAGTTGCAATCTTTGAGTTAGTAGTACGCTTGCTTGTTTTTCGCTCATGATCTTTTTATTCCTGCTAGTAATTTGCGCTGTGTAACTCTTACCATGCCTTGTGGCGCTTGTATTGAATAGCCGCTAGAGTTTGTTTTATCTGTTGAGTATGGCCCTTGTGAATAACCACCGTATTCTAGTTTTTCCATGTAAGGCGCATTACTCACTAAGTACATTGTGTCACCAAGCTTGTATTGATTTGTTGCTTCAATTGCTGCGCTCACTGTTTCACTGCCTTGTTTGTCTTCATTGGATATGTACTCAGTGCTAAACGAATTAACCGATCCAACCCAACTACCACGGGCAAACCCACTATCAACAGGTGTGTTTTCTACGACCATTTCTACGCCTTGGATGAATATCCCTCTAGCTAGCTGTTCGACTTCTATTTCTCGCTCTGCTGCTATCTTGCGCAACTGGTCGCCTAAGTTCATTTTCTAACCTGTATAGTGTACATAACGTTAATGCCAGCGGGTGTAAGCGGATCAACATTGATTACTCGCCATGTGTCGGAATCGTAATCAACTGTGGAATTTATGACGGGCCTTACACCCGAGTACAGCACCTTCATATCGCCTGTTTCAATGATGGTCTCTCGCTTTTCTGCTGTCGTGTAATTCAGAAACACGCCATTTCCGCTGTATGTAGTATCAGGTGTTGCGGGTGACTCGTTGCCCATGTAATCAGTCCCACCAGATTGACCCGCAAGCGTGAAAGTGGTCGCTATACCGTTCTCGCTTATAAGCCGTTTTGCCAGTGTTGCAGATGCGTTATAGTCTATTGCCACAATAGACGCTCCAATTCTTTGATTTTGCGTTTATCTTGCTTTAATGATTTAGGTTTGCCTTTTACTAGATTGTATGTTGTTTCATAAACAAAGCACTTAGTTAGGTATTTTGTGTGTATTGCTGCAAGTTCACCTACCATTTCAGCAACTATTTTGCCTTTCTCTTTAATAACGCAAAGATCACCTTCTCTAAAAACCTTGTAATTGCTCATCCCTATCACCTTCAACAAATCGATTAATAAATACAATTATACACTAGATCTGTGTGGTTGTAATCTATGGATATATTCAATAGAGGAGTTAGAAATAAAATGCTAAGTAAGATTGAACAACATACATTTTCAGATGATCAGTTATCAGTTAATACATTAAACCCGTCTTTGGGTTGTGAGCTAAGTATGTATATGCCTAGAGTGTTTTATAAAGGTTCGGATGATGAAATTGAGTTCTTCATAGACAAAGATGATGCAATCGCTTTATGTGAGCACTTCGAGCTTTTGCCAAAAGAACGCCACGACCAGCAGGTTGATAGTGCTGATAGCTACAATGAATCGCTTAACAACATTAAACAAGAACTGTGCGAAGAAGCTATGAAGAAAGTTACTATTGGTTACCAAGAAGAAAAACCCTACACCCCGCAAGTGGGGGAGGAGTGTGAATATGAAACTACTTTTTTCTCACTTGATAAATCGAACAGTGGCAAATGTAAAATAATTGCATACCACAATGACAGGGTTTGGATTGATATGGCTGATGGAGGTGAGGCTGTAATAAATATGAAGGTGATCGAATTCCGACCCCTAAAAACAGAGCGCGACAAACTACTTGAGCAGGCTGTAAGCAATTTTTCTGAATCAGAGTTAGCCATTGAAGAAAATATAAAAGCTACATGCTATAGATTAATCGACGCAGGATGGAGGCCAACAAATGACTACTAAAAAGATATGGAGAACTAGAGCGACGATATCAACTCCTAAAGATCTCGGAGAAAAAGCGCTTTATTTTGACGGGGAAATTTTTGAGATTAAACCAAGACATATAAAATCAAGAGTAATATGGCAATTAAACCCTGATGCAACAGATGAAAGGCGTAAAGATGATGTTATTGCATATGAAACAAACAGAATCAAGGAGGCTCGCGATGACTAGAAAACTAATTCAAATAGTAGACTGCCCAGATTCGCCAATCGCACAAGGGTGTATATTTGGTTTGTGCAACGATGGTACGTTGTGGGCATTCACTCAGGGAACATGGCATATAGTGTCTAATGGCGTGCCGCAAGGGGATGAAGATGACAACTAACCCCTGCACAGCCTGCAAGCACTTCAAGCCAGAGTTAACATGTAAGTTAACAGGTCGGTCAACTAGTGAGTCAAGGGCTTATAAAACTGATAAAGATGATTGCTTTCAATCATCATGTGATAAATACGAATTCCACATGGGCTGCGACGAGTGGCAAGATATAGACGAGTTTGATAGCTTAGAAGACGCTAAAAAACATGCAGAAACAGTTTGTAAAACAATGGGGCTTTATACTGCTACATTTGCATTTATAAGAAAAGATTCAGAAAATTATTTTGAAGATATTGAAATTTAAAAGGACGGGAAGTGATGAAAGGTATAAATATAGTAAATGCTGATTCCATTAAAAAATGGGATGTTGATGCAAATATAAATGGAAAATGGGTTTGTGCTAGACCTGTAGGGCTGGGCGGTTTAGTAAGAAGATTTAAGTGTGCTTGGCTTGTTTTTACTGGGAAGGCTGACGTTATAAAGTGGCATAAGCAGTAGCTAAAACCCACCCCCTAAAGGGTGGGCAACCAGCTAAGTTCGAGTAACAGAGAATTGAAAGCCGTTATTGCTAGAAGCTAAATAGCCTGAAAGGTAAGCGTTTAACTTCTGATATAGCGGCTTATCTGCTGCGTTATCCATGTATTCCACTTCTAACACATCCACTTTCTCGCGCTTAACCGCACGTCCAATAGTTGCAAACAGATCAACACCTGAGTCTATTAGTAATGCTGCTGTTATCTCAGCATTCTTAATGTCGTCGGGCACATCTGGCGCGGTATCTGGCGCGGTTGTTGTGTAATAGCGTGGGAATTCTAAAGGCTGATCTGGATCAAATTTCTGCCCTGAGTATGAGCGAGTTTCTATATAATCCATTGCATTTCTAAGCAATACTGACAAGTCATCGCCTTGAATCACAATCCCTCTATCATCTGCATAAGTTTGCAGCTCAGCTTCGGTTACATAGCTGTTTTCACCTACGATTATAGTTGCCATTTATATCATCCTATGGTGTGTCGCTAACAATGTCTGCTGCGGTCATGTTTGTCATTGTAAAGTCAGCACTGTCTATGCTATCTGATAGAGTCGGGAATGTATCACCATCACCCATACGCCACCAGTGGTCTGGTTGTGTGGTTAGTGTTGTCAAGTCAAACGGAGTTCCACTGTTATAGATATCGCTAACGTTTGCGCCTTGATCACTATTCCACAATGCTAACTCATCAACGTGAGAGTTATTTCTCAGAAAATTGTTAGTATTACCATTCCGTCCAACGGTAAATAATTCGTCAGATATACTTCCAGACCAGCCGTAATTTGCGTGACTGCTTGTAAGGCTTTGATTAGAGCCGTCGATAAATATATTGAACCTGCTGTAATAATTACTTAATTGTGACTGTGATTGCCCAGTTGTCCCACCGTCATAAGTAACAAGAACATGATACCAATTCCCCGTTGAAATACTGTTATTTGGTGTCTCAAACTCAAGATAATTATTGTTCGTGCCGTATCTTAATCTTAGATGTTTATCGCCAGCGCTACCGTCATACCATAACTGTACTCGCCCTTCGTTGTTTTGATCCGAACCACCAAACATTACGATTGTTTGTTCTGCATTAGCAGAAGTTCCCGCTTTAAACCAACACGAGATCGACCAAGCATCACCAGAGCCAGAACTTCCAGCCGAACGACCTAAGCAGTCATCTACTAGAGTTGCATTAGCTGTCAAATAATCATTGTTGTTAAACTTAACGCTTTTTGTATTACTAAACGGTGGCGCACTAACAGTAAGAACTAATGTATCAGAGTCTTCGCCGTTGTAATTTATCGCTTTGACAGGGATGTTATACGTTCCATTCGCTAGCGAAGAGCCGCCAATCAATTTCCTGTTGTTGCCTTCGACCGTTGTTATCCCTGCCACATTTGACAAGTCCCATTCGTAGCCCACTCCAAAATTTGCTGTTAGCTCGTAGTTAAGCGTTTGACCTTGCGTCAATGACGCAGTTAGCGAGCTAGTGATCACAGGTACGTTATTTGTTGGTGTACCTGATGCCGCAAATTCTGAGTTAAGCGCGTTTACAACGGAATCGCTATCGTTACCATACTGCGCGTCATTTTCATCAATAAATTGATCGTATGACTCGCTACTAACTATCTCAATGCCCCTAGCTAAGTCTGTGACAGATATTGAATTGTTACTATTTTTTATAGCTTGCAAAGAGTTAGTAAATTGCGCCCCGTTGGCATCTTCAATAAAGATGCTTTTAGCAGAATCATCTCTATAAAGTTTTATTGTCATCTCTTCACCACTTGTATTGCGCTACCTGCATTTATCAAAGTGCCATTTGTTGATAGCTTTACCTGAAATTTAATCGGGTTGTCTTTTGTATTCAAATCACCCATATAAATCAACTCTGGGATTAAGCTAAATCGATAGCCTTTTCCAGAGCCGCTATCAAGTCTGCCGAGTATAGTTTCAAGCGTGTAAATGCCGCCACCATTACCCAGTTCGTATCTAACTTCAAGAAGTGCGTTGTTGGTGTTGGGCGTGATAGTAAAGTCGTTTCGTATCAAGCAACCATCACCTAATTCTAGCTCTGAGAAGTCAAAAGAACCATCTGACGTATCCATTAGTTGAGTAACGCCACTAGGGAGCTTAGAAAGATTGGTGAAACTTCCAAGGCCGTCATTTGGAATTGTTGTCCAAGTGTCTGAAACGATGCTAATCGGACTTGCCGCTGTTGATGTGTCATTGTAATCAGCGAAGCCAGACTGGGAGTTGTTTGAGCCGTCACTAGGCCTTTGAACTATACCCATGTCGAAACCTCGTCAATAAAGTAAGTAGCCCCGCCTGTTGGTGTCAGCTTTATATTACAGTTTTGCGTATTTATGAAAGTGTTAGTGTCTTTTGTGATTGTGTCGTCAGTATCAACGATATACTCTTGACCGTCCCAGACAGCCACAACAAGAGTCCCACCGTTCGCTTTTACGCTAATTCTTCTATCACGGGGATATGGGCCAAAACTAAACTCTTTTTCTGTAGTATATCTAGCCATTTCTTAGCCCTCTTCTCTACTCTTGCGCTTCTTTCTTCTCTTCTGTATCAGATACAGCTTTATTAACTGGCTTTCTAGACTTGCGTACTTTCTTGGCTTTTGCATTGTCTTCATGCCTCTTTTTCATATCTAACAAGATTTGCTTTTGAATATCCATTTTATATCCTCAATCAAAAAGGGCGACCGAAGCCGCCCCGTTTTATTAGTTTGTAATCAAGAAGGCTAAAGGCACGTTCTTACGTTCAACTACTCGATCCCAATTTGCGGCAAGTGCCATTTCTGCTTGTGTTGCAGAAGTGCCAGCCACAGACGAGTCAGTCCATTGGAAGCCGAACGGGTGAATGATATATGTTTTACGTGTCCATATGGTTTCGATACCTCCACCGTTACCTTGTGACGCTTCACGCTCTACCTCAACTGGAACTGTAGGAGTACCGTTACCAAAGCCAAAAGCACCATCACCGAACAATACAGTAGTGTATTTAAAGCCGTCTGTTGAGCCCGCTGTCACTGTCATTGAATCATCAACAATCACACGACGACCCATGTAAGTTGGAATAGTTAGACTGCCCATTGAATCAGGAATGAAACTAATATCGTCTTGGTCTACCATCTGCTTGTAGATTTGAGAGTGAACACCAATGACACCCGTTTTTTCCCACATATCGCCCAACGTGAATGCTGCTGCTGTGAAGTTTGAGCGACTGAACCGTGTT